CAAAAAAAACCTCATTTTTGAGCGATTTTGACTCAACTTCAAAAAAAATATAAACTTAGAAAAGTTGCAAAATAAAACAAAAAAAACGCAAAATTTTGAAATCTAACATATTGAAAATATTGAGGTTATAACAATAAATGTTGCAAAATGCAACAAAATGGTGCGTTTTGCAACGGAAGTAAATCTTTAATTTTTATTGAGTTACAAATATACATTTATCACTTATCATTTCCATCGCTAAGAATAAATTGATTGAGCAGATCAACGAAAGCTTCGAAAGAATAACACACATGAACATTGAGTCTTTCGCTCCAGTCTAATTGCGCATTGGATAATTTCCCTTTTTTGCTTTTTAACTCCACAAATAATGCAGTATTGTAAGAATTATTATCTTTGCGAAATATAATAAGATCAGGTAAACCCTTAAAATATTCTGAAATTATTCTTTTGATTCCGATGGGAATTGGTGAATTATAAGAAGCTAATCGTGTAATTGTTTCTGGTATCCGAATATATGGTACATCTAATCGTTTCAACAACTCTTCACATTGTTTTTGTAATTCATTCTCTTGTTGTACCGCTTCTGTTTTGCCTAATTCTTTAATATTATATTTTCTTAATTGTATTTCTTTAGAATAACTTGGCATAATTATAATGGCAATCTATATCCCAAGATTCGTTCAATTGGATATTTTGCGATTGACACTCGGTTATTTTGGTTTCCGCCTAATAACCATATATTATAATCGCTTAATCTTATGAAAAAGCCAACGTGTCCATTAATTTCACCACGTTTCAAAATTGTAATACATCCACGCACAGGTTCTTCAATTCTTTTCCCCCAGTTAAGCCATGATCTTGCCCATGCATTATTTGTACCTTCTATTCCAACTTGTCTTAAACACCAATTAACGAAAGCACTACACCACGGTGTCTCATCTGATAATGCATCTTTCAATCCGAGATTTACAGCTTTCAAATATTCTACAATTCTTGGATTAGAAGCTTCCCCCGGTAATTCTTTGACTCCAATTTCCCTTAAGGCCACTCTCATCCACGGGAATTCTTTTTGTTTTTCTGTGTCAATAATCATTTTATACACCTTTCTATTAATTATTTTTTTCGTGGTCTACTTGTTAATACTTCGAGAATCATATTTATCTTTTCGTCTAATTTAGTTAATTGTATTTCAATATTTCTATGTCGTTCATCGCAAAAATCCGAACGCACAAATCTAATTTTGCCGTTTAACGAATTAAGTTGCGAACGTTGTTTGAGTGCAACAATAATTATCTGTGCAAGCGCAATACACAATGACCCCATTGCAATTCCATAACCGAGATCAATATGTAGCATTATTTCCTCCAATCATAATTTAGTTAATTTTTTAGAAATGTCAAGAAAAATTACCATCCTGTATCTTCCTTAAGTTCCAGTTCCCAATCATACTTATCCCCACCGTATATTTGTTTCGGTGAATATTCGTCAGAATCTAATATTAGATTGGTAAAATAATTTTTCCCGATGCCAAGTGCATTAGGTGATAATGCAATTTGCTTTATTCGTTCTTCACTTAATATTTCTGAAAGAATTATTATATCATCTAATATTGCATCACTATTATAAGTTTTTGTTGCATCACAACCAATTAATATTTCAGTGAGTGGCAATGGTGTCCCAGATAATCCAGTTTCATTAACTTTATTTCCATTAATATATAATTTCCATGTACCATATTGGTAATTTTCAGAAGGAAAAGACCACGTAGTAGCTATATGTATCCATTCGTTTTGCCACGATTCGGATATTCCTGTTGCCAAATATAATACGGAACCCATATAAGGCGGAAATTCAACATATAATGATCCATTCAGTTGATATATTTCCAATTGATTATTTACCATTTTACAAATTAATAAATTTCTCATTGCAGTTGATAACCATGGAAATTTAACCCAAAAAGCTATAGTACCAGCCTGCATATCCATTTTGTGACTTGCATCCGGTATGTAAGATATCTTCTCCGCACCTTGTGTTATTGGGACGTTGTAAGTTCCAATATAACTTCTCATATAATCTACACCAATATCTAATTGTGCCCCCCATATATATATTGGATAATAATATTGATCACTAACTAATACAATTTCCACCCGCCAATTATTTGTATTATTTCCATAATTTCGGAAATCCACATCATATCTTTTCCATTGTGGAGTCAAATAATATGTTTTCTCCGCTAATATTGTATTGATAGAATCTTTAATTCTTAATTTAATTGTAGTATTAATAACAATAGATTTAACGAATATTGAAAAATTAGCACTATTAGTACCAATACTTTCGGATATATTTTGTACAATAGTACCATTCGATTCAGTATTTGTTAATGATATTTTGTATGCATAATTTTGCCCAGCAGGATCATAAGTTTCAGTAGTATTTGCTGATATTGTAATATTAGTTTTTGTCCATACTGAATTATCAAATTGTGCAGAATATAATAATTTATTTGTATGATTATTTTCTACTAATAAGCCACGACCATATCTTCCTTCGGGGAATCTCATCTCATCAGGGGCAACTGTTGTCAATAATCCAGTGACTGGATCAATATATGTAGCGGATGTACCACGATTCGCAAAAGTACATTCTATCCCATCATTAGATTTTAACGATTTTGCTTCAAAATCGAAATATGCTTTGATATTACGATCTAACCAAAGATTGCAAGTTCTTCCTTCTCCAGCAGATAAATATTCTATTAACTTATTTGTAGATTGTACCAATCCGGGTTCAAGTCGATCTTTTGCCAATCGTATTTTATTTCTCGAATATAAGTAATCAACTTGTATTTCACCACTGGAAGCTTCAAATTCGCTTTTATTAATTTCACGTGTAATTTCTACTTCGTTAAAATGTCTTTTGAAATCAATTACATCATTACCAAATTCTATTAATGGTAATCCCATAATATACTCCTATTCTAATAACTCATCAATAAATTCGCTTTCGATCTCGTATAATTGATCAACAAAAGTTACTCCAACCAATTTCACCTCTGTCGGTGGTTCGTCGCAAGTGGAATCATACCAATCTATTTTTATTCGTTTGATATTATATCTATCCGGTGAGTTTAGCGTTGCATTTCTCCATACATGTATACCATAATAATTTTCTATCCAAAATGATAAATCCACAATGAAAGGCTCACTATCTCTTTCACAATATGTTACTTCATAATCGCAATATTTAATTGTTGTTCCCTCCGGATCCTGCGCATGTATCCTAATGTTTATTATTGAATAATCATTCCCGCTTGGATTATTCGGTGGTGTTATTTGTAATTTACATTTTAAGTATGTTACATAATAATCATCTTGATCTAAAAATCCATCGTAAGATTGTAAAGTTTCAGAGGCGTCTGAATTAAATTGAATTATCTGTCTTGCTTTTCCGATATCTTCTAACTCTTCGAGATCGGAATTATCCCAACTATGTATTTGTATGATTGGCCAATTTGCAAGTGGAAGCTTCGCATAATTTGTTTCAAATTTGATTTCTAATGAAAATTTATCTTTATCAAATGAAATTGTTTTTTCAGTAATTCTTGCTAATATATTTTGCCAACCATAATTAATATTTTCAAAATTGACAAATTTGGAATATGTTATACTAATAATATCACTTGGTTCGAGCAAAATATATTTTGGTGATATTGTTAATTCGCCAGTGACAAATGGATATCCATATAAATACATTCTCCGCCTTAAATTATCTTGTGCAATATAATGATTCCATAATACACCATCGGGCCATATTAAGTCCCAGAAAAATGATTCACTCGATATTTCAACTTCTCTTCCGGACAATGATAGATCAATATCTTTCCATTTCCATACTTCTTGCACATCATATCTTCCGTAATAATGTAACGGTCCATCTTTCCATCTTTTATAGCGTAATATGCCTTTTTCGATTACATCATTATAATTTAATTTTATTTTTCCATTTTTAATATCATTCTGTGTAATATCAGCGATTTTATCAACTTTTGAATATATATCATAACTTCTTGCAACTAATTTCCCATCCTTGAATTGTAACCAAATTCCAAGTGGTTCGAGAATATTATTTTTTACATAAGCCCATCCATCATCTAATTCATTTTTTTCTTTTTCTGGAATGATATAATTAATAGTAGGTGCAATAGAATTGCCGGTGGCAGTATCTATTGTCGGCCCTAATCCATATATTGTGTTACGTATCTGTATCCAATCAATTATATTTTCCGGGACTTCTAAACCCCAATTGCTAATACCTACATCATATCTACCACCTTTGTTTGTTTCTAATATATTCATTAGTGCTTCAAAATATCTATTTGATCTTATTTGCATTACTTCTGATATAATTGATTCATCTTCGTGCTTATATTTTTGCCCAACTGCCCACTCAAATTTTACTGCGTTTTCATTGCGATTAGTATATCTTATTATCTCCTCATCTCCGCCGGAAAGATGTACCCATGTATGGTTATAGATACCCCACGGAGCGGATTCTTCATCGCAAAATGTTAGTAATTGCTCAACTGTCTCCGCATTCGCTTCTGTTGCTCCTTTGTCATGAGTTCCTCTCATTGCAGTGCGCCCATATTTTTGGATAATTGAACGTTTTTTAGTTTTATCATAAAAATAATTTTCACTAAATTTTAAAGTATATTTGTAATTATCAACTGAAATATCTTTAATATATCCTTGGAATATTTTAACAAAATTATCTTCTTCTAATTGCGCAAAACCGTATCGTATAACTGCATAATTTTCAGCAAGATAAGGATCTAAGTACATTAATATATCTAATATTGGATGATCGGAAATCCTTTCGTTGAGAACTACAGTAGCCTCTCCTTCAGAGGGAAAATCTGAATCCTTTGGGTCCGGCCAATTAATCTCTATTGATTTAATTATTGGCAGACAATTTTCACTTATTCCATTAAATATACCAGTAGAAAAATAATTAAGATCTAAATTAGGCCATCGTAAAATAAATATAGGCTTTCGGTGGCGTAGATTATTTAATGCATCAAATGCTTTATTACTTTTGATCATTTTCTTTCCACCCGTCTCAACATTGGTACAAGTTTATTACGCACAAAATTTTCATCAATTGTTGCTGTTGTATTAATTACTATATTAATTGGTTTCTCTTTTTTATATCGACCTCTATTAATATCATATAACCAATCTGGACCTAATTCCTGCATCGCACGCTTATTGACAATTCCTTCCCCGGGTGTCCCGAGAAAAACTCGCTCGCTCGACCAAGGCACTTGAGGCCCGGTCAAAAGTATCCCGCCCTCGGCGAATGATTGCGAGGAGATCATCTTAACCCTTGCCAATCCTGATGCAATTGTAGCAGCTGCTAATGTTGCGCCTATTACATAGGCAGCCGGACCAATCGGAAGTTCCAGTGCTCGTTGAAATGCCAACTGCGCAGAAGTATATGTTGATACAATAGTCTCTGCGATCTGGGCGGCCTTATACGCTTCAAATGCTTGTTCGGATTTTTGCGAGAATGCATATGCAATATCAGTCATACTTTGCATCAATGCATTTGCAGCTTCATATGAATATTCTTTTGTTAGTTTAATTCTTTCTTTTTCAAGTTCATTATTTTGTAACATTAATTCATAACGATTTTGTATTTCCTCATCATCTTTTAATTTGATTTCATATCCTTCCTCTAATATCTTATTTGCTTTTTCACCACTTTTCGCCATATCTTCTAATAATTTTGTATATATTTCTAATTCATGCGGATACTTAAATTTAGTGCCAGCTAATGGACCACGAAATTCACCTTCAAGCAATGGTGCTTTCATTTCCTCTTTTTTCTCTTCTTTCTCCTTTTCTTCTTCCCCGATTTTTCTTCCTTCTGAATATGGTGCAGGCATTTTTCGTATTTCCATTTTTTTCCCAAAGAGTTCAAGAGCCAATTGTGCCTTCCCCGCTTCAACAAGTTCTTTTATGGTTTTCGCTTGTTTAGATAATAATTCCGCTTGTAATTCTTGCCGTTTTAAATAGTCCGGATCCTTAACTAATTGTACATATAATGCATATCCTGTGACCAACTCATATATTTTATTAGCAAAATTAGTTAATGCTGGCAAAACAGCTTGACTGATTGTGATTTTTATCCCATTAAATGCATCTTTCAAATCCTGTACTCTATCTCTGTATTCGTCCATTTGTTTTGCTTTTTCTGGGCTAATATAATGTCCGAATAATTTCATTCTATCAGTAATTTGAGAATATTCTTTTCCGAGCATATCGAGAGTGTTAATAAATTCCGTCCCACTACGTCCAAAAATATCAAGAGCATAGGACGTCTTGTCTGTTATATTATTAACAAGTGATAATTGGCGTGCAACATCAATCAAGATCTCATCAAGAGTGCGTAATGTGCCATCTGCATTTCTCCATTGGACGCCAAGATTTTGGAAAGTTCTAATTGTATTTTCATTACCTTCCGATAATTCTTTGACCGTTCTTGCAAGTCGAGTAACTGCACTTGCAACGCTTTCATTGGTTTCTCCGGTCCGTCTTGCTGCCCATTGGAACGCTTGCAATGTTTCTACGGATACATTAGTTGCTTCTGATAATTCATTTAATTTTTCACCATATGTAATAGTCTGTGAAATGACAGAATTATATACTTGACTTACAGTACCAATTACTTTTTTACTTAATTCTAATGCTTGATTAACTCCAGTAACGGCAATTGCAAGATTAGACCATGAGACTTTCGATCTTGCAGTTGTCTCTTCTGAAATTCGGCCAAAACCTTCGACAGCACGACCTGTTTTATTGGCTATGGCTTCTATTTTATCCGAAGCCATATCTACAACTTTTACATCGACTTCAAGTGCCATTTACTTTTTACCCTTTCAAGCTCTTTTTCATTATATTCATCTATTGTAGTTTTTATCAATATTAATTTCTGCAATAATACATATACTTCTTCATGTGTTAACTTAAGACCTAATATTTTGATTGCATCCCAAAACCCAACTCCATCAATTGCATGTAATATATTCCAGACTTCTATGGCAACCGAATTTGCTAATGATAATTTTGGCAAATCCGGTATTTCTATTCTATGACCTTCCTCGAGCAATTTTTTATAATATTCTTCCGTTTCCCACGGATAATTTAGCTTGTGCTCGAGGAAGGTTTTCAGTTTTTTAGTTCTTCCTCTATATTACCAAAAAATAATTTCTCATCTCTACACTTCATCAAGATGAAGTCTGCCCACTCAATATAAGTGGAGAAGAATATTTGCTTATTCTCATCCGTGCAGGGCCATGGCTTCCCTTCTTTGACTAATCCTTCCCAATCTACAACCGCTTGACATACAATTCTGGTAACCCAGCCATCGGGAGCATTTTCATTGTAATTTTTTTCTTGCTTTCTGGATTCATCCCTTGCAATTTCCATCTTAATAACCGCAGAAGGGATATACTTAATTAGATATCTATCACCATAACCTTTCGGATGTTCTACCCAAATTTTCTTATTTTCTAATTTATCGATATCAAACATATCTCCTCCTATTAACCAGTGTAACTTGTTGAAAATGCATCTCTTAACACTATCTGCCAATTAGTGCATGTCATACCGTTTGGCGCATTCGATGCAAGGAATGGCACAAGTTTGATCGTTTGCGGAATTCTGCCCTCGCCAAGTGTTGCTTCCGGGTTATCAATCACAAGTCGTGGAAATTGTATTAATAAGTCATGATTTGAATCAAGCGAAAAATATATATCAGCTTTTTTCTCTGCTTTATCTTGGAAATTTTCGAGATATGTTACCGCATTCAAATCCGGTATTTCGATTGTCAATTCTTGTTTTGGGATTCCCTCTTCGATCGGTTCATCTGTTTCCCAGGCACTCGTTGTAGATGCTTTCGAAACCCACTCTTGCGACATATTCCTTTCAAAGTTAAATGTGAATTTACGAATTTTTATAGTATCTCCACTCGCAAGTGCAGAACCACTCTGTGAGTTCATTCGGAATCTTAACGCCCCGAATGGGATCATCGGTGGCAATGTTGAGTTAAGTGTAATATGTGTTACATTGCCAAATGCTTGTACAGTATGCGTTGTCTCATCTTCCTGAATACGTACATTAGTTCCGATTAATTTAACGGTCAAATCAATAAATCCCTGTCCATTGGGACCGGTAATTGTAAAACCAACCGGCTTGATTGAAGGCCAACCGAATCGCAACTCTCCCCCCGAAGGTCCAAGCATCACGCCAAGCGTCCCGAAAAGATTAAGACCATCAACGGAGTCTCGCAATGTAATTGTGTGCGTGTATGGGTCACTTGACCCAGTCACTGTATCAAGTCCAACGCACTGTGCAATCAACGACCACATACGGCCGGAGTATCTTAATGGCATTGTTAAGTCAAATGAAATATTCTTTTTTCCTAAATCAAAATATTTGTTCCAAGCATATCCAATTGATGGATCTGGGATAAATTCTCTGGGCTCATGCAGTGGGAGACCTGCAGATATTAATAATTGCGTATTAGCCCCGACTGCAACGGGAGTGCCCCATTGTGTTAATCCAATCTGGTAAGCGACAATCGCTCCTCTTGATGTAATGGCTGGCATATTTTATCCTCCTTTATTTTTCTTTTTTTATTTTTTTCTCAACAAATAATGCACTCGGATGGGAAAAATCATAATCATCAGGTACATAATATTCTTTTCCCCTAATGATTACAACTCCATCCACTTTTGCGTCTTGTTTTTCGACTGGTTCAAATTTCCCAGTCAAACAGATTCCAAGATCATCTTTTGCAATACCGATTTTCATATAACCTCCTTTAATTTTAACTATAATTATCTTTTGTATTCAAATAATATTCATTTATTTCATTATCTGATAATGCTCTATTATATACTCTAATCTCCCCCATCAGACCATTATAATATCTCCCCCCTTGCCATCCACATCCTATCATAGTATATGTTGTCCATGCCCTTACCGTCAAAGAATAAGTACTTGTTTTTTTTAGCTCTCCATTAAGATAACCTTTGATATTTTTGGGCGATTTTGTTCTCACAACACCAATACATTGCCAAATATTAGTAACTACGCTATATAATGAAATCGATTCAGAACTTGTACCATTACCATGCGAAAAAATAATATTTCCATTAGGATCATATGTCAAATCAAAATCATCTTTTTCACCTTTCGTAATTATCGTATCATATGAATCAACATTTGGTTTAATCCATGCTAATATTGTCAAATCTCCATCACTATTTAGCGTTGTATTGGGCGGTATATATACAGCTTCATTTATACCATTAAAACTTAATGCATAATATTTACCTGCTTTTTGCCAATTTTTAAGACCAAATCCATGATTATTATTACCAGATATATCTAATATTATTTCATTTGTTAACCCAGTATATGAAATCTCTGGCAAAATTCCGTTAGCCAATTCTATCCTCGTAATCGGTTGATTTGGCAAATATAATATAAGATTACTATCTGTATCAAATCTACTTATTAACGGCACAATCTGTTCCTTGATAATACGATATGCGACAGCCACCGAACCAATATAACCTTTTGCTTCCCAAGGCCCAGCAAAACGTAATCCATTAAAATCGCATATATCAACTTCCCCATTCAGATTATGTGTTTCGTTAATTACTTCAATTATTGCACGTTGATAACGCCATAATATTTTTTGTAATTTTTCTGGTGATGCATCAAAGCAAATAACAGATATTAATATATTCACATCCATATAATATGTCTCATTCGTGTATCTGCTTCCATTGTCAGACTCGGGAAAAATCATAATCGCTGGAGTCTGCTGTATTACTTCCGTCTTGCCAATGTGTATTTCCCTTGCCATATCAAGCATAATGCCATCATTATGTTCTGCAGTAATTGCATTTAATTTATCTTTTAGATTCAATTCTAATATATTTTTTATCTTAACAATTACTGGCTCTATCCATCTTCCTGTCATATTTCACTCCGTATATGATGATGAGTAATCATCTACTATTGTAATTCTCCAATTCACAAAATTCATACCTGCAGGCTGTGCTATTGCTTCTGAGGCCCACCATGAGAGTTCCATTTGATTCCTCGAACTTTGTGTTTTTGCCAATTGTGTGGGCTCTGGGAATAAGCATGGAATTTCTATAAGTATTTTATAAGTTCCATTATAATCAAATAATAAGTCAGCTTTCTTTGGATTGCCGTCTTGATGTTTTTCGATTTTAGAAACATCAATATCAGCAAGTGTAACTTGTAATGTTGTTTCGGGCAATCCTTCTTCGATCGGCTCGTCAACTTCCCACGCTCGATTTGATTCGCCTCTTGTTATATAATCTGGAGCGAATTTTCTTCGAAAACGAAAGCGAAAACCTTTGATTTTCCATATATCATTATCACTTAATTCTGTGCCAGTATAATCATTCATTCGGAATCTTAATGCACCAAATGGTACAAATGGTGGCATATCAGATGCAAGTTGTATATGCGTCACCGATTGTATTTCGCTTTGCGTATTTTCCGCCGACATATTAAGATCAATCCTATCTGCTATTGCCCTGATAGCCACCGAAACAAATCCATCTCGATCAGGACCATATAATTCCACCTCAATCGGTTTGATCGAAGGCCATTCGAAGATTTGCGCCACACTCTTCGGATCAATACAAGCAATTAATGTACCATATAATCTTTGCCCATCAATACTATCTGCTAATGTTAACGTATGAGTATATGGTCCTGTCCCACTTACTTGATCTTGCCCCATTAATTGTGCGATGAGTGACCATAATCTGCTCGCATATTTTAGCCGTGCCTCCAATATTGGCTCTACTCGCTTGCGACCATAGCAATAATATCTTGCCCATTTCCAACCAATACACGGATCGGGGAATACTTCCCGCAATTGCATAATTGGACCTAATGATAACGTCTTAACTTCATCATTTACCCCAACAACTGATGCTTCCCCCCATGCTTTCATTTGCGCCACTGCTGGCCTATATGCAATAATACAAGATTTTGTATTAACTTTTCCGAATGTAATCTGTTCACTTGGTTGTAATATTTGCAAATCCTGTTGTGGTACAACTTTTGCGACATAAGCCCAATCGGCCGAAAAAAGTGCCCCTGCACCGGTTGCATAGATACCAATTCGAAAATCTAATGTAGTTGATCTATTCCGATCAAATGAAGCTTCTTTTGTCCCATCAAAATATCCATCATCTCTATATACTCCATTGATAAGTCCTTTGCGATGTATCCATATTCTGTGCCAATTATAATCATATATATTACTCGCATGATAATTCAATCCCCAATAAGCATCATTTGACCCCCTACCAGTACTGCGGTATGATATATAATAACTACTCATCTTTCCAAAAGATACATATTTGGTCTCGGAATATGCATTCATTGCATTAATACACATAGCACCTATATAATTAACGCCAAATGTTTGGAATGAGGCAAGAGTTGGATAAAGATAATCCCACTGTGCATATAATATTACTTTGCCATCTTGAACATATACATAATTTTGGTTACTACCTAATATTTGCCATTTAGTTAAATCTAATGTTGCAAAATCATCAAATAAGGGGAATGTATTAAGCCCATCAGAAGCATCAGATGCTGATGGATTGGAAAAATACATTTGGATTGTTTTTCCAGATGCAGGATATGTAGGAATTTTCAAAATAAACAATGCTGATGTATTTGCAATATAAGTCTCTTTCCAATGATATAATAAAGTTGTTCCATCTTCATCTGTAAAACGAATATCAGAAAAATCTGATTTCATCAGTGGAGAATATGATACGGAAACATATACATTGATATTGGTCTGCTGTGAAGCAATTGCAGGCAGTGTAATTGTCTTCCGTGCGCCCCATCCTGCAAGCCAGCCCATTATCTCCTCCCAACATTACTATAATCCCCTCTATCAATCCATGCAGGCCGTTCAAGTCTCACACGGTCGAATGGTTTTTCATATTTTTCTAATGAATCAACAAGCTGTCGTTGTATTATCTGCATCCATCTATGTATATCTTCACGCTTTGGATCGATTGTTCTTCTTGCCGGCACTTTTCTTTTTACATCACCTCCCATCTGATGGTACAGAGGATAGTCGAATCCAGTGGGGGACGTCACTGTTGTCCCCCACTTGATATGCCATACATTACCTTGTCTATATACAGATGCGATTGAATCTTTTGTCTGTTTTATTAATGATTCTTTTAACGCTCCTGTCAATACCATTATATTCGTTTTTCCATGTTTTTCTTTCCAAATTTTATAATTTGGCGATAATTCTGCCCAGTGTCCATGATAACCACTCCCACCCTCGGTGGCAAATAATTTCTCGGCCGTCTCGTATGAGTCTTGTATTACTTGCCTACCAGCAATATCCATTGTAGCAAGCGATAATCGTCTTGCCACACGGTGCATATCCGATATCCATGTTTTAGTGTTTGGAAATGAAATTGCAATATACATTACCTCAGAACTCCTTATCTATTGTTATCCATTCGTTAATATCATCTGGATTTTCCGAACCGTAACTTGATATACTTATCTTCTTAACTGATTTAGTTGTCCTTGTCGCTCCTTCAAGGTAATTTGCAATATTACGGATTGCCCATATTCCGCATGGCATATTTTCAGAGCCCCAATATTGCGCCCACAATTCTTTCGCTCTTTCAGGTTTGACTGGGGAAATCCCCATGAATGAAATTTGATCTACTTCTGCGGCTGCACCTTTCATGCATATATCTCTTAATATCTTTAATGCCGTATTTACTTTTATAATTTTACAACCTATATCATAATCATTATCAACATTATCTAATGTTATTATATTATTGCTAATATTTTTAATTTTACAAAATTCATAAACTCGAATACCGTTATCCAATCCCTCTAACTTGACAGTATCTCCAACTGAAAAACCAGAACTATCTCCGACATCCACATCAACATCTGAACCAGCAGTAATTGCTTGGGAAGCTGTTGTACTTACTTCATGCAGATTGTCCACATCATATCCAGCATCACTTACAATACTGCGCAATGATGCAGATATCCTGTCGATTATCTCTCGCACTTGGGAGCGGGTGGGTCTGGTATCGTCAGTATATACCATCCCACCCTGCGCTCCTTGTAACAATATGATCTCTACATCCTCAATTGTGCAATATGGATACATCTTATATTACCATGATGTTGTATCTGTTTTGCAGTAATATTTCGCTCCATCAATTATAATCTCCGCCCATCGGGGTACTCCAGAGGGAGTACAGATCGTATCAACCGCTGTAATCGTATGTCCAGTATAAGTAATTCCTGTTCCATATAATATTACGGGCGAATCTCCATCACCAATATATAATGTTCCATTTCCACCAGCCCTAATTGATAATCCAGCTGTCGTATCATTATCAGCACTTACTAATTTCACAACTCCAGCATCGTCACGGATAAGTTTGAAGACTCCATCTGTTACACCAATCAATACATATTCTCCATTTTTCCCAACAATCTTCCCGGGCAATACATACAATGGCCTTCGCACAATTTGTATATTCTGTGCGAATAATATACTACTTAATAGCACAAATAAAATAATTAATTTATTTCTCATCTTTATTCTCCTTCTTTTTTTGATCTTGTTCTAATCTTACAATCAATCCAGCTTGTTCTAATTCTTCATTGACCGGCATATCGAAGATCATTCCAGCCAATACAATTTTTCCTTTTGCAAGTTTCAGATTTTTCAATGCTTTATACTTCATATGAGCCTCCATAAGTTATAAGCTAAATTAGGGCAGATATGCAATATTACATATCCGCCCTAATTAATTATGAAACTACAGATGTGAGCAAATATCCACAGTTAGGATCAATGATTTGGATATCCTCATCAATTGTGCCCTCGACGAATGTCCCAGTTGCGGCCTCATCGTACCACTTGCGGATCTGCACAGCATCCGTGCCATATCGGGAGAAGATTGCTCCGAGTGTCCGACTTCGATTAGTCGGTGCCGGATCTCTGTACAATCCAATTACATTCTTGCCCCAGATATAACCCAGCGTCACACTTTGGCCCTCTTTGGTTGTTACATAAAGAGGATTCCCGATGAGCACTTCTTCCACGTCGAATGCGGCTGCCAACAATTCCGGAGTAATCTTACCTTCTTTCACATTCATCGTATATTTGATTCTGTCAACAACAAGTGGATGATGCTTTAATTTATTATATACTTGTCGACCAATAATAACAACATTCATCTCGCATCCAGTCTTGGCATGGATGCTATTGCGCATCGTCTCAACATCTTCAAATGGATCAGAGTCCTCACTTGTATAATTATCCCACTGATTAGCTGTTGTCAATGTGGTATAATTAGTAAGTACAGATGTACTTGTAAGCAACGCAGCCGCCCTGTGCTCTCGACCAAGCAATAGTGCATCCGTCACGATCCGCACAGCATATTCTGTAAGATCGAGTCCTTGCGACAAGAATTCATCTCTGTCTCGATCATCGATCCCATCATGCAGTGCGTATCTGGTACAATGGAATGTTCCATCAGTATCCATTTCGACATTGACTTTGCTCGATTTGGCAAGTGGGCCTCTTGTATCATAACCATAATAATCCCGGAACATATTGCCTTTCTTAAATTTCCTGAATCGTCCAGAAACTTTACCTTCCGTATTAATTACAGGTAAAGCTTTTGACGCAATATATGATCCCTCTCGATTCATGTATTCAATCGAGAGCTTGGTCAAATATTGATCAACTTGTTGTAATTCATATCTTGAGAGAGACATATTTAACCTCCTTTTATTATTTTATAATTTACACTATGCTGTAGCAGTTGGAGCTAATATTAACCGTACGGAAATAATATCACCACTTACACCATCCTCAAGAGCAATGCCCACGACAAATTGACCGGCGCCTGTAGGAACAACTACAGTACCATTAGTATCTGCAATAAGTGTATCACCAGCGGAGATATTACCACCGGCTTTTACACGAGCAATACCACCAATCTGCAATGTCACATCTTTCTCGCTTGTGTCGGTTGCATACACTTTGTCAAGGATGACACCATCAACTTTACCGCCTTTTGATGCCGCACCAACTACAATTAAGCCACTTGACAATCTGCCAAGATAATATTTTTTAGCAGATAGATCCGACTGAGTTCGAAACGTGGCCACAAAGTCCTTTATTTCTTTTGGAACTTGACTCATAATTTATTACCTCCTATTTATTATTAATTTATTCATAATTTTTGAATAGATCGGGATTTTCACTTTTCATCCGTCTTTTTGCTTCTATGAAACTAATATTCTTTTCCGCAGCATATTTCTCGATTAATTTCACGAGCTTTTCGGATGAATCAACTGCATCCCCATCTGTGCCCTTCTCACCGAGTTCAATTGGAAGCGGTGGAGTATTTTTCAAAAATTCTTCAAACCACTTCCGGTCAGACAATGCCATCTGCACCATTTGTGCCTTTTGAGAGGGCAAGATTTTCCTCGCTTTGATCGCATCGTCTACAAGTGCTTCGGCTTCCATCAACGCAAGTTTCTTTTGCGCTTCAATCCCGGCCTCTGCACCCTTTTTCAATGCGTTCAATTCGTCCACTGTAATTTTCACTTCCCCATTCTTGGGAGTTAATTTTTCGATCTCTTCTTTCAATTTCTTGTTTTCCGTCTCAAGTTCTTCGAGACGTTTCACTTTTTCGCTCAATTCGTCCGTTAATTTTTTGAGCTCATCAGTGATTTCTTGCTTTTGATCTTGCATTTGCTTTTCCTCCTTTGTTTCGTTAATTTTAATATAATAATTTTCGTTTAGAGCTATTGCAACTTGACCCTTCTTCAGGAATGGCCAATTTGTCAAACCAAATCCACGCAGAGTGAATCCATGTTCTTGTCCTTGTTCGTCAATGAAGTTTTCTTCGAATACCGGAGAGATGAACTTAAATTCTTTATTTTTAATATATTCCTTTGCTTTATTTGTAAATTCAATTTTTGCATATAAACCGTCTTCTTTCAAAATGAGCTCCCGGATCCAACCGCTTGCTTTGGTCATTTCCGGATCAGAGATCCCAGACATTGGATGTTCATAAGTCCCGGGCAATACCCAACTTTCGGAATCTTTTACTGCGCCAATTCCAGCATTGAAATTTTTCACCGCATTTTCTAAATCTTTTTTCGTAACTCTGAATTTTCCATATGCTTTGTGGTGAAATTCGTCTGGATATAATATTTTAACTTCAACTAATTTATTATCATTTTCCATTTCATTTAATCGTATATATACAGATGTTTCTCTTGTCTCTTTTTCTTCCGTCTCTCTCGCTGGCTCAAATTCACCGTTATGATCCTTACAATGTTTTTCAGCTTGTTCTTTTGACCATATGTCCTTCGGATATCTATAAGCTTGTTCTACACTTCCACCCTCACCAGATTTTGGCAAGCCGAAGATAATCCGATATTTCTTCCCCTCGTGTTCCCTCTCTTCTGACCCGACAATTTTCAGTTTGTCTGGGTCAACTAATCTACAAGCATGTTCATTAGGATATGGCATATATTTCCTCCTTTGTTAATTATTATTTTTCTTTTGATATTTCGAAAATATTAATTCCTCTACAATTATCTCCGCCATCACAATCAACATAAGGACCTGCGAGGAATGAATCTGCTTCCGGCGAATCAAGTGAAAATTCTAATCCATCCACTTGCTTACAAGGACCACATGTTTTTTCGTCCATAACTTCAGAACGTATTACAATTTCAATTTGTTCCTTGTGTTTCATTGCTTCCGCATTTCTTGCGAGCCCGAATATTTTATTCGTAGCTTCGGCCATAGCATTTCGCACACTCTTTTCCGACAACCCGCTTAATCGATCTTGTAATCTCTGCGTATTTACCATATTAAGTAATTTCTGCGATAATATCTCATCTTCCCATTCATCCTCCAACAATCGTATCATTGCTTTGATTTTTGTCTCAATGATCCTTTTGATTGCTCTCTGGATTTCTCCTTCATCTTCTATGATCGGTTTTGGTGTGTCGGCCAATTTCAATCCTTGCAATTTCAGTTCTCGCTGTAACTCTTCCTTCGAATATTTTGCCAATTCCATTGCAATTTGGGCAAGTTCTTCTTCAAGTTTTTTGGTAACAATACTCATCCTTCTTATTTCCGCCATTATCGCATCGATCCCGCCTGTCTTTGCCAATATTCGCATTCCTCTATCAGTTAACAACTTAATAAATTCTGCACGATGTTGTAATGCAATCTCTGCCATTTTATTCCGGAATTCACGAATTTTCTTATCAATATCTCTCAATCCGATTAGATTTTCTAAATCTGTCAATGGCCGCCAATATTCGATTAGCTCTTCTGCTTTATTTTTTTCCGATAAGCATTTGCATATATTTTCTTTTGATTTTATTTCTTCTCTTTCTTCTTTTTTCTCTTCTTCCTCTTTTTGTGGCTGTTCCTCAATTTCTTTTTTTTGCACTTCCGGTAATTCAAGCCATTTGCGGATTATTTTTTCGTCTTCTTCATTCAATTTTAGTGCACCGGAATTAACAAGTACATTTATGCTATTGGCTATTTCAGTTAAGTTAATATCTTCAATATAAGATCCACGTAATTTAGGGTATACATTATTTTCGGGCATCCCGAAATTCCAATCGATTAATTCCTGAATGAGTTTTCTATTTTCATGGCCTGTATTAATTGTATTTTCGATTTCTTTCGTAATTGCTAATAATGACTGAAGAAATTGATCTTTCAGTGTTTTCCCAAGCGCCCTTGATCCTGTCTCAGTTTTCCCGAGATCGAGAAATTGTTGGAGTAAGGCGGTTGACATTTCTTGGTCAAAATATTTGATCGTGGATTCAAGATCAGATGTTTGAGAAGCTTTCATATCGAGAATCTCGAATTCGAAACCATGCGGTAATATTACATATCCCTTACTATGGGCCCGGAAAGTTTCTCCGACTTCTACTGCTTTATCTTCGTCATTTTCAGTAACATTAATTTGTGGTAATTTAATAATCGGAATACCAAGCCCTTGTTTATCATGCTTTAATAGAGCAATCTTTATGAGAGTATCTTTAGCATAATAAGCTCTATATAATGGTCGTAATATTGATACGCCTCTCCAATTATTACCTTCTCGTTCATTTGTGAATATAAGTAATTTATTATTTGGTATACGAACTGTTTTATACGTTCCATCCGGAAAATATGCTAATTGTTCAATCTCTTTGAGCGATCCGTCTGGGTTTTGATACCACCCGATAATTGTATTTGGCTTTCTTGGTGCAAGTTTTTTCAACCAATATTTCCCATCTCTATATTCATATACTTTTTCGAATATATAAAATCCATACTGTAGATATTTCAAAGCATGCGAAAGGAAGAAGTCCCAAGTAAAATTTGGATTTGCTAATATATTCTGCTCGATAAATTTTGCCTGCTCAACATGTTTGGGATCATCAGAGGCGGGCTCAATTGTCCATATTGCAGATCGTACGGCAAGGTTAATTGCATTTAGTACGCCCTTTATTTTCGCATCTTTCAAGGGCATTTTGCAATATACTTCTATCGCTTTTGCATCCGCAAGATCAGTATTATATTCTTCATTTACAATTTGTCCGCTGTAGATTTCAGTACCTACAGCACCAATTTCATTTAATCTTTCTTTTTCCATTTTGCCCCAATATAATAATTTATACTTTCGTTGTCAAGTACTTTTTAAAATTCTTTTTCCAATAAATTAGCCGTAAATGGTTTGTACTTGACATCCTCTCTCTCTTCCTTGGAGTCTTTTTCCAATGAAAAAGTTCCCCTTGAAATTATATGCTCATCAATCCATGCAACGCCCCGCTGAAATGCTTCCAGCGCATGATTTTCTGCTTGCTCTATCTTTTTCCAAGTAATTGATTCAATTTGCCTTCTCAAATTTTTACAACGTTCGAATATTTTAATTTTGTCAATTCGTAACAATCTATTACATATCTCCGCTCTTGTCTCAATGCCTATATTATAACCTTGCAGATTAAGCCCATATTGTCTGCGATACTCATCCGCAGGAGTGAGACCATCACGTTCCGACTGGAACGCTCTTGGGCAAGCAATAATTGCCTTTGGATAACTATATTCTTTGTATAACTCTTGTATTCTTTTAGCATGATGTGATATTGTCATTCCTTCCTGATAATATTCGTCGAATATTACGATTTCCCCGGTCCGCCTTGAGTAAGCCATGAATAGCCATACTGTAGGATTGGCAATGCCATAATCCATAGCATCAATACGTATCCATTCCTCACCCTGTGGTAAAAAATAATTATTATGGGAGATTATATGTCTGTGCTCATTATATTCTGGATGGACTAATCCACCAATCCCAATTGGCAATGCCCACATATATTTCGCATTCCAGAACTTGGAATGCGTTGAAATCTGATCATCATAATAACCGGGAGCGATATTGTGTTCATTAAGGAATGGAGGTGGCCAGAATCCTATCCAATTATTATTGATCCCACGATATATACCATAATCTCTTGTTACTGTTTCACCACCTCTTGTCCATGTGCCAGTATATCTTTCCATTGGTATCAAATAAAATTTTTCCCAATACCAATCTTTCGCTTCCGGATTCCCAATCCAGACAGATTTCACTTCCTTGTCTTCCCGCCCATGCGAGAGTCTCGAAATTGCCATGTCGAATATTTCCGGATCAATCTCTTCTGCTTGATCCCCCATTACATAAGATAACGTCACATTTTTCAACTTTTTTTTGTCATCCGGTCTATCTAAAGCAAAAAATATAATTCTACTATTATTATGAAATAATAAAATTTTTTGCGACTTATTAAATGCTTCACCGGTTAAATCCCAATCATGAATCTCCTTGAACTGATGAATTGTAGAAGTCCATAACTCACTATTAATATTGCGGATAACGCCCGCTGTTGAACCCGGATACTTATGTAAATAACTTAATAAATCCATACAAGCCATGAATGTTTTACCGCTTCTGAATTCTGCAAAATACGCTCTATGTTTTGCAGGGCAAGTCAAAAATTTCCATTGCCATTCATTCCAATATATCTTTTTCGTTATCTTTTCCATCTTCTATTGCATTATCATTTCCATTTTCTATTATATTATTATTTTTATTTTGAAATAATGGAGTCATCTCATATACAATCATTGTTCCAGTTGAAATAAATGGTTTGATTTCTTTCAGTCCTTTTAGTTCTGCAATCTCTTTTTCAATTGCAAGTATGGTTCGTACCATTTCAGGTGTTATGCCTTTTTCTTGGCATTCCTTTTCGCACATCGATACTAATTTATGTAATCTGTTAAGTGTCTTCCCTAATTCTGTCTCACGGTCAATTTTCGCCTCTTCTGATATTATTCTATTGGCTTTTGTAATATAAGCTCTTACAGACCGTGGTGATAAATGCGGATATCTGTCACGTGTCAATTGGATAATTTCTTTGTGAGTATGTCTATTGATTAACAATTGATATACATAATTTAGTATTTCCAATGCTTGTGCTCTTGTTGCCGTCATATTTTATCATCCTTTGACATAATTTTTGATATATTTTTAGTTTCCCATAATTTCAATATTTATAACAATTTAATTATCAAAATAAGCTAAAATCAATAAAATCAATGAGTTAATATTATTTTTTAGACTAAATAATGCTTAATATAATTTATAAAATCCTCTATAGCAATCTCTGTCTCAAAATATCCCTTATAATCACATTCTTCACAGCCTGTTCCTTCACATTTTTCGCACCAACAATGTAATATTAACATTGATTTATCTAATTTGAGTTTTTCAAATGTCATATTTTATCTTTTTTATACAAATTCAGTTTTATCAACGGCCTCATTGGGCGCCGGAATTTGGATGCCCAAAAAATCCAATGCCCATTGACGAATTCTATCAATATATTCGGAAAATTCTTTTTTACTTAATCTTGTAGTTGATTCCGGAATGAGAGTTCCCATCACTTCAATTTTGTTCAAAAATTTTTCTTTGAAAACCTCATGCAATTCTTCCGGGGTATGCTCTGTAACTTCTGAAATTATCTGTAATACAACTCCCCAATAATATCTATTTTGCGATAAACTTCGTCTTTTATGAATTGGTTTAATTATACATTCGACTAATTTTTTTTCTAAAGTTGATAAGTAAAATTTAAACAAATCGTTAAAATCTGGAAGTGGAACAAATTGTCCATTCTGAATTGTACCTCGAAAAATTGGATAAATTTTGCTCATTATAGCCAATATCTATTTGTTCTTTTTCTGTCTAATCTTTTATTTATTAATTTCTCAATTTTCTTTGTTATATACAATCCTAAAAAATTAAAACACAAATCTTTTGTGCTAAATCCATCCCCACCAATTATGCCATATTTCTCATATGGTAAAATTGCATCCTTTACTTCCCAACATATACTTGTAATTATGCAGATTTCGGTGGAGTTTTTTTCATTTATTCCTAATTCTCTAAAATACAAATATAATACCGAAGTTCCAAGCGCATGTTCGAGTTTATCATACTTTAGAATTAACCCATCTGTTGAATCCCATTTATCGTGCGACCAAAAATTCGCAAAACAAAAATTTACTAAAAAAAATAATATAATGCAAGTAATTTTTTTCATAATTTTGCCAATTATACAATATCTTTAATTTGTAAATGAAATTACAACCTCTTTTGTTCCCATTAAATAATAACTTCTTCTAATAATACGGGCTCGCAATCTTGGATATGTAATCTCAAGTAACCTATTTCCCGTGGATCAAATCCGGCATATTCTGCATAACCAGAAATTCCAATACCATACAATCTCTCAAAACTGCCTGTGCACCCATACCATCGCAAATCTGGATGAATATATTCTGCGCTATAATCCACTTTTTGTAAATTTGTATAGTGCTGTTTTAATAAATTATCTTTTTCGGAAATATATAAAATTCTAACTGGTTTTACTGTCTTTAACAAATGAGCGTTAGCGCAAAGCATAACAGCACAATCACCCATCTTATTTTTCAAACGCATCTTAAGTGATGCCTTGATATTGGCATCCATCTGTTCCGGATCTTTTGCGTTTGATCGAAATTGAAAAATCGAATGATGTAAGAACATTTTAAAACATATTTTTTTGTTATAAGTAAATATTACAACTGCAGTAAAAGTACCATAAGATATACCGAGAGCATTGCAAATATATTGTGCGATATCACCATAACGATGGAGAGCTCGCTCGTGATTTCCTTGTAAACCAACTATGCCTTGTTTTGCGATTGGCGCAAACCATCTAATGGCTTCGTCTGCTTGTTCCATTGGTAATAATCTTTCGATTCCATGATAATATCTCTTATCATTTGTTTTTATTGCATTTATCCAATCCCCAAGATGCATCCACAATTCATTTTGATTTTTTATTCTTTCGATCGTTTCTCGCAACTTATCCTCCGCACATAATATACTACCAATATGTGTATCAGATAAGCAATTTATTATAATATCTTTTCTTGGTAATTCATATCTTATTATCTGCATATCTCAATCTCCATTTTTAGTATCTAATATGTCGTATTTTTTCTTTTACACGGCACATTATACATATTGTTTTTTCATCCGGAATTAACGGACATCCGCACCAGAGACATTTATTTTCCTTTTTCCGCTTTGCAATAATTTTTGGTTTCCACCGTTTCGTTGTTTCTCTATTTTTGGCCAAACAATCACTACAATATACATAACCCGGTTCTGCTTTTCGAGTACACCATATGCATAATCCTTGCTCTCTATGTCTCCTGCGCCATCTTTGTTTTTGAATGCGCCATTGCAATCTTACTTTGTTAACATCAACAATTTTATTATGCATTGTTTTTATTTTTTAACTTTATTATTTCCAATATTTGCCAGCAATAAAAATCCATTTACCAGTTTTATCAATTTCCAATAATTTTTCAAATCCTTTTTCATAATCGAATTGTTTCCAATATCTCCCTGCCCAATATATCCATTCCCCCGTCTTATCAATTTCAAGCAATCTTCTCAATCCATTTTTGTAATCAAATTGCTTCCAATTGCTCCCCGCCCAATATATCCATATGAGCGGATGCAGAAAAACAATTTCTGCAATTTTTACTCATTTCATCCATTTGATAAATTTGATTTATCTCAAAATAATATTTGTTTCCATTGCATTGTAAATAATATCCTTTTTTATCTTTCTGAAATGCTTTAATTGTTTTCATGATTTGACTCCTCTATTTTTTCATAAAATTTTCAAGTTGTATCCCGGCACATATTAATGCACGCTCTATATGATAACTCTTAGAAAAACTATAATCAATTGGCCAACCGTTAATAGGGGCTATTAAGATGGACTCGCATTACTCCTTTCCTTTTTCAATTAACATATCAATATATTTAGAGCCAGCAATTCTATTTTTCATTATTCCCTGTCACCAATATCATGTGCCCAATAATAGGCCCATCCCGACTCTGTTATTCGGTCCCGCATGATATCCCTGTCACCAATATTCAGTGCCCAATAATAGGCCCATCTTGACTCCGTTATTCGGTCCCGCATTATTTCCCTGTCACCAATATCACGTGCCCAATAATAGGCCCATCGTTCTGGGGCATATGATGCAATTTTGTCAATTGTATCATTATCTTCAAAATTTTTTTCCAAAAACTCCAAAGCTTCCTTTACTTCCGGCTCGCAAAAATCATGATTGCCTGAGCGTAAAATTCTGACAACGTCTTTTTTGGTCTTCATAACTTCCTCCTTCTCCTTCTGCCCGCCTTGCACCACATGGGGCGGATTACTCAATAAGCCGTGGTCGCTCTTTTTATTTTCAAATCATTAACTCTATATACCCTCTTGCCATCTGTTGCATAACTCATAACATTATCCGCATTGTCGATTGTAGACCACATAATTGTCACCTTGACAACCTTATAGCCGGATTTCGTTTTGACGACAATGCCTTTAATGTCGCCACCTAATATATCCTTCATTTTTTCGATTGATTTATAGTACCCCATGGCTACCTCTTTTTTGGGTTATCTGTTTCAACTTTTATTTGTTCGCAAATCTCATGCCATTTTTATTTTTTTTAAAATAATATATTGATTATTCTAAATTTATAGCATTCAGAAGGCCAGCATTTAAAATTTAAAAATGTTGCATTTTGCAACACAAAAACATGCATCGTACAGCACAATTTGATTTAACTTAAAGATATACAAAAACTTATAAACGTTGCATTTTGCAATAAAATTTCGTTAAATTTCTGCCTTTAAGATACTGTTTTTGTTAAACTTAAATACATAAACGTTGCATTTTGCAACAAAATGATGCGTTTTTCAACAGAAGTAAAACTTTGATTTTTATTGATTTAACGGTATACATTTATGACTTAAGATTTGTACTCCATGCGAAATACGATAAGATCAAGAAATCCAGGGCCAAGCTTGTACCTTATTATATTTTTTCAATTTTTTTTTGATCATACGGGAGTCTATAGCTTAAAATTTTTGAAATAGGATATTTCGAAATTGAAACTCTATTATGTTGGTTTCCACCTAAAAGCCATATATAATAATCACTCTTTTTTATAAAAAATCCCACATGCCCGTTTGTTTCCCCATGTTTTAGTACCACAATACACCCACGTACCGGCTCTTTGATTTCACGCCCCCAATTTAACCACGACAAAGCCCAAGCATTGTTTGTTCCTTCAATCCCTACTTGTTTCAACACCCAATTGACAAAAGCACTTCCCCAAGGTACTACATCGTTCAAAGCATCCCTTTGCCCGAAACTTGTTGTCTTTAAGTATTCTACCACTTTGGGATTTTGGCTTTCTCCAGGCAATTCTTTTACACCCAATTCTCTCAATGCAATATCAATCCAATTCATATTTTACCTCTTTTGTTTTTGACAATTTAATTTACCAAAATCATTTTGTCAATAATAAAAATCATAAACTGTATACAAAGCAATAATAGAACCAATAAAACCAATGTATAAAAATAAAAACAATATTCAGAACAATATCCAGAACTTCATTCTGAACTCTTTTATAAAAACAAAACAATACAATAATGTAAACGTAAAAATGCGAATGAACGTAATAATACGAATAAATGCAATATGAGTAACGATATAAATAAATGCAATCATGAGTAAATTCAATAATAAGAGTCATAATGTGAGTTAATTTAATGGAGTGAGTAAATTCAAACATATAAGTAATGTGTGAGTACATTTGATAATCTGAATAATTAAGTGGGTAAATTCAAACATATAAGTAATGTGTGAGTACATTTGATAATCTGAATAATGAAGTGAGTTATTAATAATATGAGTAAAAAAGTGATGTAAAATTGGGATTGAAATGAGTGTAAAAGACGCAGTACGTTTCGTGCGAAGTGGGACTCCACGCGCACGCACGCGCACGCACGCGCACGCACGCGCACGCGCACGCGCACGCACGCGCACGCACGCCCTATAGGTGAAACATTTGGAATGTCGCGCCCCGTGCGAGCTCGTGGATTGAAACAGACTGGAGCAAAAACTTAATGTCCATTTGCTTAATCAATGGAAATGATAAGTAATAAATGTATATTTGTAACTCAATGAAAATCAAAGATTTATCTCGGTTGCAAAATGCACCAATTCGTTGCATTTTGCAATATTTGTTGTTATAACCCAAATATTTTCAATATGTTAGATTTCAAAATTTTGCGTTTTTTTTGTTTTATTTTGCAACTTTTCTAAGTTTATATTTTTTTTGAAGTTGAGTCAAAATCGCTCAAAAATGAGGTTTTTTTTG